CGCTCGCGAGGCTGGGCGGCCCACGCCAGCGACGGAAGGATGCAGAGCAGGAACGCGCGGCGCATCAGGTGACCGTACCCATACCGACGTTGAGCTTGATGTAACCAACGGTATCGCCCGACGCGGCAGCATAGGCCGCCACGCAGCAGTTGGAGATATCGCCGGTGGCCGGGGTGGCGCCGCCGTGGTCGAACTTGGCAGCGGATTTGTCCCAAATCACCTTGGCGCCCTGCACCCAAGCGTTGCCGGTGGCCTTAGCGACTTTCCAGACGCCTTCCAGCGCAACCGATCCAACCGCGCTGATGGCAATATCCACAAGCGCAATGCCGATTATGTTGCCGATGGCAACCGGATCGCCGGCAGCAATAGCCGCACCGGTGGTGTTGGTGTAGTCCAGAACATCGTCGTCCTGGTAGAAATTGGTAGCCATATCTGAAACCTCGGGGAATGGGACGATTAAGCGCCGTCGTTGCGGAACGCGCCGACGTAATCCACGACGTTGACGCCGTAATCCAGCCGAATCAGCCACTGCACGCCATCGACGTTGGTGTGCGTCACCTGTTCGGTGTAGGGAACTTCCTCCCCATTTAGGAACAGCACCTCGAATGTCGGGAAATCGTTTGGATTTGCGAGCAGATACCAGGCCGTGCCGGACAGGTAGGGGGTATCGACAATGGCGCTGAAAATTCCGCGCGTGATGTTGGTGCGCTGGAGCTTGTTCGCGGTGTCAGGGTCGTACTCAGATTCATTCGCCGTGCGGGCCGCGCCGGCCTTGGCAACCGGGCATAACAGGATAAACGGCTCGGTGATACCGATGTACTCGTTGCCGGATCGGTCCTTTTGGACCTTGATCATGGTGCGGGCCGCGTCAAGGCTGGTCATAGTGATCGCCGCAGCCGATCCGCCGGACGCCAGGTTGGCATGGTTGGCGTGGAACAGCGCGGTGCTGTCCGAATCCAGCGTCGGGTTGGAAACCAGGAGTGAATAGGCGTCGGCTTCGATGGAACGAGCGGCGGCACGGCCCATCATTGAGCCAAGCCGAGTAAACCCGCCCAAATCATCGTTGATGATGGCTTGTCGAGTCATGGTAACGGTGTTGGCCTTGGTACCAATCGACACGCTTTCGGCTGTGGCGTCGGGAATCGCCTTGTGTTTGTATTCCCCCGCTTCGCCCAGCGCGTCCAGATTGCCAAAGCTGCCCAGGCGTATCCGCTTGTAGGGCCGGAAGTCCGACACGCTGCCCGTCGCACACCATTTCCGCCAAGTGTCGGCGGCGGCGGTGTAGCTGTTGAGTAGGGTTTTGTTCAGCACGTTTTCGAGCAGCACGGGGAAATCGCTGGCGCTGTGCGTGATCGCCATCGAAGCCAACCCCATCCGGCTGCTGGGCAGTCCGACAACGCCGGCTTGCACGAGGCAGACGCGGGCCATTTCGATCAGGGTGAGCCCGCGAAACTCGTTTTTCGGATCGTTCTTTTCCAGCCCAGCCCGGATTTGCAGGGCCATGCTCAGCCCGTCCCGCAGGCGGTCACGGCCGTCAACGATCACGCCGCCGGTATGAACGTTGCTCACTGGTAGCGCGGCGTCGCGGCGGGCGGTTTCAATGAGGAGCAGCTGCCCGGCCTGGTCGGGATGGATGCCTTCCACGATCATTTTGGTCGCCTCTTCCGGCATGTTGGCCAGTTTCGCCATTGCCCGGATTTCCTTGGCATCGGCCAAGCGGGCCTTGAGCTGTTCGGCGGTAAGCTGCTTGCCCAGCAAAGCGCGGCCCAGCGCGGGCTCGCCAGCGGCGATGCACGACTCGGCGATTGCGGCGGCGGCTAGGAACTGCGATTGCGCCGGAACGTCCGGCTTTTCGGTTTCGTCGGCCATTTTCTTTGGCTCCAAATGATTAGCGGCGCGTGCCGCCGAAGGTGAAGAGAGGGCGTTCGCCTCAGTAGCCAGGCGAGCAATGAGTTGATCGGGCGTTTCAACGCGATCCGCAAGCCCGACTTCGACGGCTTGCGCGCCGATGTATAGCGCCGCTTCGGTGGCGCGAATGGCGCGGACGGGTAGGCCGGGACGGCCGGCAGCGACCGCAGCGACGAACATGCTGTAGTAGTGATCGATTTCAGTCTGAATCTGGTTCGCCACGGCCGGCGGTAACGGCTGGTAGGGATTGCCGTCCACTTTGTGAGAGCCGGCAAAGATCGGCGTCACCTTGTAGCCGGCTTTTTCCAGCGCGGCCGACATATCGACATGGCAGGTCACCACGCCGATGCTGCCGACTTGCCCGGTGGGAGATACCGAAACGGACTGTGCGGAACTGGCGATCAGGTATCCAGCTGACGCGGCTAGGTCGCTCGCAACCGCGTGAATCGGCTTGACGGATCGGGCGGCGCGGATTTGTTCGGCCAACTGAAAGGCACCGCTGACTTCGCCGCCGGGGCTATCGATATTCAGCACGACAGCGGCCACATCCCGATCCGCTAGCGCGTTGTCGAGCATCTGACCAATCGTCTCGTAACCGAGAATAAAGCTTGAGTTGGCCTGTAATTCGGTTCGGTGGGCCAGCGCGCCGAACACGTCAATGACGGCGATACCATCCACGACGCGATAGCCACCCTTGGCGGCCGTTCCGGTTCGCACGGTATAGGCGTCCGGCAGTGGGTTCGGTGGCGCCACGCCCAGCCGGCTCGACAGGCCAGCGACGATGGCTTGCAGCTTGCCGGGATGGATGAGCAGCGGCGTGTTGAACAGCCGCGCGGCAATATGGGGGAGATGGGTCATGGTTGAACGGTATCCTGTTGCTGGATGGGGGCCGGGTCTTTGCCGTAACTCAACCCAAGCGCCCGTTCCCGCGCCTGGTCATCGGCGTTTTGCTGGTCCACGTCTGCTACGTCCCAGCCCATTTCGGCCACGACGGCGGATCGCGAAGTGAACCCTTCGTCTACCAGGATTTTCTTGGTTTGCGCTTCCTGGAGCGGGTTCGGATAGCTCCAAGCATGGCTGCGCCATTCGCAGCGCTGCCAGGGGCGCGGGTTATCGAGATAGCCGCGAGGCATCCGAATGATGCGATCCAGCGCCACCGCATTGAGCCACGCCACCCATACCGGCTGGAGCACTTGCGAAACCATCCGGTCTTGCTCCATTTCCAGCTCGCGGTAATAGGCATTGAGGATGACTTTCATGACGCGGTCGTTGGTATCCGCGTAATCGTTTGTCATCAGCTCGTAGGGGACGCCCATCGCCGCAGCAATCGCTCGGAGTTGCACGCGAAGGAAGTCAATGCCGGAATTGCCGCCGTCCCCGTCGAACAGGGTGGCGCGCTCAGTTTGGGCCATACTGAGCATGTACCCGTCTTCTAAATCGACGTAGGAGCGCTGCTTTTCGCGAGCATCCAAATCCTTGATGATCGCGTCGTCGGTGATCGGGTTTTCTTCGTCGGTTTCGCGGTAGATCGTGCCGACGAACTTGGCGCGGGATTTTTTTCTGGTGAGTTCCGCAGATTCGTAGGCGTCAAAGTTGCGAGCCCGCACCAGGGCCGCAATCGGCGTCGGAACGCCGCGCAATTGGCCTGGGCGCTCCGGCGTATAGTGATGAAAAACGACTTGCGCGGGAACGCGGGTGAGCCCGTCGGTGTTCAGCGAGGCGGACGACAGGAAGAAAGAGGATTCGCCGGGGTGTTGCGCGTAGAAGTAGTAGGCGGCGCGGGTTCCGAACGGCGTGATTTCAATCCCTTGTCTGATCGTGTTCTTGCCGTTCATGGCGTTGTGGCGCATGGGCACCATCGCCGATTCCATGGCCTGCACCTGCAAGGGCACGCTCAGTCCGTCTTGCGGCAACCGTCCCCGCAGCCGAACGAAGACCTCGCCCGATTCGCGTCGCGCCCGCGAGAGCAGCCCCTGCCATCCGTAAAAGTCGCTTGTGCCATCCGCGTCCGCTTCCGCCGTCCAATCGTTCCAGAGCGCGAGCAGGTCTTTGCGGAGCCCAGCGTCTTCGATCTTCGGTCGGGGTTGCAGGCCACAGCCAATCTCGTGAGCCACCAGAATCTTGAGCGCACGCCGCAGCCACGGATTGTTCCGCACGGCGTCTTGAGCGCGGGCGCGGGCAATGTCGCCATTATCGAACGCGGCATTCGGGCCGTACTGGATGCGCTCCCAATCCGCAACACGCGGGCGGGTGGACGTGGCTTCGTAGGGCCCGGTGCGTCGCTTGGAATCGGGGATGGATTGAACGCGCTGCGTTTTCATAGACCCGCCCCACCAATAAGGTAGACGCCCCTTCGGCGCGTGCCGTTTCCGGTAGCGGCGGCAATCGCGGCTTGCAGGTAAGCGATGTCCTGAATGAGCGCGGCGGTGGTCGTGGGGACGAACGAGATGCGCTGATCGCCCGTGCTGATCGAGCCGACGGCCTCGCCACGAGCGAGCACCGGCAACGCGGCTTGAGCCAGTGTTAGGGCTTCAGCGAGGGTTTCGAGCGGTAGGCCGAGATAGGGGTTCATGATTCCCGTAGATACAGGAAATCACGCGTAATAAAAAGACGACAAATGACGGGGGAAAAGTGTCGCGGATGCTACCCCATGAAGGGGTAGCGAGAACGTTGCGTTGCGGAGCG